TTCTTGCCTGGAGAATTTGTGATCGGTCAAACAACCGGTAATAGATTTCAAATCACATATATTGATTCTTCAACAAATTTTACCACAAAAAATGTAGTCAGTGCGAAGAATATTCCTGCGCAAACTTTTAATTTTGGTGAAGTTTTAGTTGGTCAAACATCAGGCGCATCCGCTACCTTTGTATCAAAAACTGCAGGTGACACAGAAACTGGTTTCATTCCGGTATCTGATATGGTGACAGGTATTATTCGAGTGATTCCTTGGTGGCATGCAACATCTAATCCAAACGCATATTTGTTTGATCCTAAGTATCAGGCAATTCTGGCAACATTTAATAGTTTGGCGTCAGGTTCATTGATTTACTATGAACAGATGATGCAGCATATCTCGACAATGGATCAAGTTCTACGTCCTGTAGAAAGTTTTAGATTCAATCGGAAAATGTCTCAAGTGTATTTGGATTTTGACTGGGCTACGGCACAAATTGGTTCATTCATTATCGTTGAGTGCTATCGAATTTTAGACCCAGAGGTTTTTGTTGAAATCTACAATGACCGTATGCTGAAAAAGCTGGTTACCGCAAAAATCAAATATCAATGGGCGCAAAACTTGTCATTATATGCAGGCGTTCAATTGCTTGGTGGCGTTACTGTGGATGCAGCATCTCTGATGGCACAGGCATCAGCAGAAATTCAAAGCGCAGAAGAAGAAATCCGCGAAGTATATGAGTGCGGCACAATTGGGTTTGTGGGTTAAAGATATGCATAATAGATACTTCATTGCTCGTTTATATGTTGCAATTTCGGTTCTTTTAACTGCACTTGCAGTGATGTTTGACCCAACATCAATTCACTCCCAAGCTGCTTATGCTGCAAAGTTACCCGATACTCTTTTTATCGGTGCTTTGCTTGTCTGCTCAATTGCAATATTAGATACATTTGTAAATGACATTTTACCCAATAAATATAAATTTAAACAAGCATATGACTTCAGGCATGTGATTTACATGGCTCTTGCGCTGATATCTTTTTCATTATCAGCGGGATTATTGGTTACTTTTGGCGGGTCAATCTTAGTAGGTAGATTGTGGCTAGATAGTCTGGTAGCTACTGTGGTTGCTGTTTTGGACATATTCGCAAGACACAGAGGACAAAAATAAATGACTCGCTATACGATTGCAGTCTTAAAATTAATATTGATGATGCTATGGCCCGTAAGTGTCATGGCTGCTGCATCTGCGCCCGTTGAACCTTTTGGTATCTCTGGTATGCAAGTATTGGTGATGTCTGTTATCTCAACATTATCAGGCCTAACCGCTCTAACTATTCGCATTGATGCTGAATTGAAAAAGATCGAATCTGAAACTTTACCTAGACCTAGGTTGTTTGTTTCCTCACATATGCTTGGTTCATGGCTTGCAGGCGTTTTGGCGTTTTCTCTTGCGGAACAAAGTAATGTGGGTATTTGGGCAGAGATTATAGCGGTGACTGTTGCATCATTTTCTGGTGCTAGGTTCGTTGAATCTATGTCTGAAAAGTATTTAGATTCAGTAAGTATTAAAAAGGATAAGGAGTAAGGTATGTTAACTGCATTAATTTCGTTTTTAGGTGGTAATGTTTTCCGAATGATTTTCGGGGAACTTATGGCTATGTGGAACAAAGCTGAAGACCATAAACATGAAATGGCTCGTAGTGAACTGCAGAATAAAATTGATGCAGAACAGCATGAGCGCAACTTACAAGCTATTGAATTACAGGCAGATTTGCAGGTAGAAGTTATTCGCGTTCAATCGGATGCCAATATTCAACAGATCGACGCAGAAGCGTTTTTAGAAGCGGGTAAGGCAACATCAGTTAAATCGGGTATTGCATGGGTTGATGCATGGAATTCCATTATTCGCCCTGCTGTTGCAACATGGTCTATTGTCATGATTACAGCTAATGAATTGGGCTGGCTTGCCCTTAGCGAAACTACACTTGCAATCGCTGGTGCCTCTTTGGGTATCTATCTTGCAGCACGTGATTTGTTTAAGCGCGGAAAATAAAAATGACAGACGCAGTATCTATTGCGGCAGCACTTGCTCGGAGATTTGAGGGGTGCTACCTAACCCCTTATATCTGCCCTGCGGGTGTGCCAACAATTGGCTACGGCGCGACATATTATGAAAATGGGGTTGCTGTTAAGTTAACAGACCCTAAAATCACAAAAGAACGTGCCGAGGCCCTTTTACTTTGGATGATTCGCAAAGTTTATTTGCCTGCAGTTATTAAGTTATGTCCAACGATTGTAAATGAATCGGCTGGTCGCATAGCTGCAATTATTGATTTCACATTTAATTTGGGTGCAGGTAAACTAAAAAGTTCGACACTTCGGAAAAAAATCAATGCAAAAGATTGGGCTGCAGTGCCTACAGAACTACGTAAATGGACACGTGGTGGTGGTAAAGTCTTGCGCGGTTTATTTTTGCGGCGTGAAGCTGAAATAGAACACGTTTAAATAGTATATGCCTTTAAATCCATATTTTACCCCTTACCACGAAACTGATGGTAACACCAATGAACAGAACCTGTATTCTCACATGATACGTGAGAATATTGAAATGTCTGGTCAAGAGTATTACTATATTCCGCGAACACTTTCAGATAAGTTTGATCCTATCTTTGGTGAGGATGCGCTTTCGTCTTTTGACTCACATGCCAAGGTGGTTATGTGGATTGAAAACTACAATGGTTTTAGCGGCGAATCTGAAATTCTATCGAAATTCGGTATGGAAATTCGCGACTCAGCATCTTTTATTATCCATAGAGATGAATATGCTGAAAATGTTGTGCCTATTGTGCCAGCTAGTCGTAATGAAAAAATTAAGCATCGACCATGTGAAGGTGATTTGATTTATATCCCATTTTCCAAGTCACTATTTCAAATTAGATTTGTCGAAGACGAATACCCAGGTTTCTATCAGTTGAAGAAAAAATACGTCTGGGCTTTACGCGCAGAATTGATGCAACTCAATAACGAAAAGTTCAACACATCGGTATCAGAAATTGATGATGTGTTTGGCGTCAATATTAATCGCTTGGATAACTGTGTTACTCAAGAATCTGGATTCAATATTGTTCTGGAAGATGGTGGGTTTGTTGTTCTTGAAGAATACGAAATCGCTAAAGACTACGACGACATTATTGGCTATGGTGACAATAATGCGATTAAGAAAGAATTGGTTGATATCATGGATTGGTCGGAAGACTCGCCATTTGGAGAATAATAATTGTTAACACGTAGCCCTTTTTATCACGGAACAACCCGCAAAATGGTTATCGCATTTTGCGGGTTGTTCAATAATATCTTTATTCGAATTAAAGACACCTCTGGTACGTCGCAAAAAATCATACCTGTTCCTTTGGCATATGCTAATAAAGACAAGATGATCACGCGATTGAAGCAAGACCCTGGCCTTAATGAAGATGCGCAGGTGACTTTGCCTCGTATGTCGGCAGAGATTGTTGGGTTTGATTATGACAGCCAGCGGCAGCTAAACAAGGTGCATAGACACTCGGGTATGCGAAATGGTAAACCATCCTACCAATACGTTCCTGTGCCTTGGAATCTAACATTTAACTTGTATACCTATACCATTACATCTGAGGATAATTTTCAGATTATGGAACAAATTTTGCCATACTTTACACCAGATATGAATCTGTCAATTAAGGTATTGCAAAATCCAGATGTAACTCAAGACACTACACTCACACTAAATGATGTAAATATTGATGATTCGTATGATGGGTCATTTGAGGATCGTAGATATATTATCACGACATACTCATTTACCATGCAGATGAATTACTATGGGCCTGTTTTGAGTACCAATGATCCTGAAGGACATTTTGAAAATGGGCCAGACGTAAAGGTTATTAAGAAAGTAATTACCGATGTTAGTTCATCAGCTAGTAACGTAGGTATTAAATACACTGCGACTGTAGACCCGTTTACAGCGAATGAGGGTGACATTTACGAGGTAGATGAAATCTGGTCACAAGATTTAGGAATTTAATATCATGAGTAACGTATCAAAGGCGTTTTCAGAGTTGTTTGACACAGAGTTGACAACAACTGATTTGCCTCTAGCAGAATTGAAAATCGAAGCTGTAAAAGCGGAGACGGAGACGTTGGAAAAGCAGCGTGATTTCGTTCGCAAAAATATGGTGGAAATGATCGAACAGGGTAAAAACGTTTTATCACAAATGCGAGATATTGCTGTTTCTACCGAATCCGCCAAAGACTTTGATACTTATGCTCGAATTCTAAAAACTTTGGTTGATTCAAATGCAAAACTGTTAGAGATGGAAATTACAGGTAAACCACAACAAAATGAAAAACCTGTAGGCTCCCCTGCTGAGACTGGTCAAAAGGCTGAACAGATAACAAATAATACTGTTTTTGTTGGTTCTACTACAGAATTAGCAGCATACATGAAAAATAAAAATCAACAATAACTTTGCATTAAATAAAGCAAATAAACAATTTTACTGATGAAACAATGACTACAAGCAATTCTATTAGAGACAGATATTTTGCAGGAGAAATCTTCAAATACGGTGATATCGTTGAAGATGTTAAGACTGGCGAAAAGATGAAAATTCTTGATCGCGGGTCTAACTATGTTACTGTTGCAATGGGTGATGAGGTTATCAAACGTTGGCTAAATGAAGTGCAGGAAGTATCTACGCCCGTTCTAGAAGAAAAGGGTGATGCACCTGCACCGGTTGATTTTGTGCTGCAAGAAGACGGACAAATCAAGCTGTTTGGGCACGTGACCCAGAACTTTAATCAAGAGCTATCAGAATTGGTTATCGAGCAGTTCAGCGAGTTTGACGATCTGTATTCACAGCATCAAATTGTTAAATGTCTTGACTATGCAATCGGTGATTCTGATATTGACCGTGCATATGATTTGCTGCTGAAAGTAGAAGGTTTCTACGGCAAAAAGAACAAGACGGTACCTTTTATTGTGGAAGCGCTAATTGCAAGTATTGCGGAGATTCGACCATCAAAAACAGTAAATCAAACAGTGTCTCAAGCAATGAGAGCGCTGAAAGAAAAGTACACTAGTCGCAAACAGTGGGAAGTGCTTTGGCCTTTGTTTAAGTTAGCAATGGCTTCAGGAATTGATGGTATTCGTCAGAATTTACCATACACTTTTGGTTCGCCAGAATCAACACAAGCTGCTAATGAAAGTTTCGATGACTTGGTGTTTAACGCAGCACTAGAAGACAACATTGATATCACTGTAGAAGATTTAGAGTGGGAAGATGTTGACTGCCTTTTGGCGGAAGAAGAGCAACTGAGTGAAGAACTTTTGACCGAAGTTTTGACACTTGCAGGTCGCAATAAATTGAGTCATAAAATGGCACAACATTCTGACTATATTGCTGTGCGCAGAACTCGCGCAATGCAGCGTTCAGCAAGTACCGATGTGATCATGTCACGTGCCCGTAGGCTTGCTGAGATTATGCTGAAACGTCGCATGTTTCACAAAAACCCTGCTGAATTGAACCGACAAGAAAAAGAGCGATTTGAGTCTGGTGAGCCTGCACGACGCGCATTGGTTGCAAAGTTGGCGACTCGATTAGTTGCTAAGGTACGTGCGTTACAAAGTGATCGTGTGCATCATGCAACTGCAAGCGTGTCACATAAACCAGGTGACCACACTGTTGCGCAAAACGGAGCATCCTAATGATTATCGACACACTTAAAACGTCGATTGCTAATCACTTTGAATCTGCACTAACTGTGCATGGATATCACATCAATGTTGAAGGTATTGACTTCAAGCAATACCATGATTTCTTTCAAGAAATTTATGCTGATTTCTTTGCACAGATTGATGTACTTTCCGAGTATGTGAGAACACTTACCGAGTCTGCTGAATACGTCAATCTCAGCATGGATGTTTTGCAAAAAAATAAGAGCATCAAAGGCGACCTAATTGTGGGTAACAAAGCCATTGAAATGTGCAAAGCAATCATTGAATTAAATAACAAGTTGATAGACGATTACGCTGCTATTTTTGACGAAGCAACAAAAGAAAAACAGCAAGGTCTTGCAGACTGGGCGGCTGGTCGTTTAGATAAAGTTTCACGCACCAATTGGATGGTGGTTGCAATCACTAAGGAATAAAAAATGAAGTTAGAAAATCTCCACGCACATATGCACATTAACGCACTCGCCAATGGTAGTGCTGAAGTGTTGTTTATGGGTCAACCTGCATTGTCCGTTGTTAAAACAGCGGAGGATAGTTATTGCTGGGTGATTAGCCATGTGTTTGCAAAATTGACGTATGGTGCAAACGTTATTGGTGATGTGCCTTACTGCAATTCTTTGTACACTAGCATCGAACATGCTGCTGCAGAAGGTATGGCTAAACTGGAAGAACTTGGCGCATTTAAGACTATTGCCGAACTGCCCGAAGACACTTATTCAAACGCAAAAAAGCTAGTTGATGACGACATTCTTTCACATGCAATTGAGTCTAATCATGGCAAATTGGTTGAAAGCATTAAGTACGTCACTGCACTGCGTTTGGGTACATTGAAACCATCCACGAGTTTTACAAGCCTGCAAGAAAAAGTACAAGCTGGTGAGCAACTGTCTGAATCTGAGCAAGTTGCTCGGTTTGAGTATGCTCGTATGGGTAAACACATTTTTTCAGGCACTCTTGTAGAAGCTATTGAAGAAGTTGCCCAGGAAGTGGTCGAGGAAGCATCAGAAACGGCTCCAGCGAACGAAACACGACAAGTTGATGCTCACACCTTGTTTGAACAATTTAAGGCTAAAAAGCTCTCTGATCGCATTGATGAATCACGCCGCCTTGTTTCAACACATGATTCAGGTGCAAAAGAACGCACAGCCAAAGTCTATAAATGCTCTGAAAGTGGTGAGCATATTGTGAAGTTTTTCCAAGATGGCAAACACCAAACTGAAGCTGACTACCACACCGACGACAAACATGATGCCCAAGGAACAGCAAAGCATTGGATTTCACAACTGAAGGTAGACGAAGCACTAAACGATGATGACTACTACGTGGTTAATCCAGAAACTAAAACTGTAGTTTCTCGCCTTGGAAAGCCTGTCAAAAAAGTAGCAATGTTTACTGATCCTTCAGAGCATCCTGAATTTAAATCATCTATCAAAGACCCAAAGCATAAAGTAATGCGGGGTATGGCTGCTAAACATGCTGGTTTTTTGCAAGAGGCCACTCGGTCTGAATTTGATGCAAATCAAATGATGTCAGGCACTAAAACCCCTGAAGCAAAAAAATCAGTTCGTATCATTGGCCCGACTGGTGCGACTGTTGCAAAATTGACTTCACGTAAAGATGCTGAAGCAACTTTTATCATGAAAAAGTTCAGCACCAAGACACACACAATCAAAGAAGATTGTGAGGATGGTAGCGAAATTGATTTGACTTCTTTGTTTGAAGAAATTGAAGCTGACTATGATAAATGGATGGCTAAAGTAAAAGCCAAGCATGGTGATAAAAAGTACAACATTCGTCATCGTATTGAAAAGGGTGTACACACATCATCCGCAGAAGTGCCAGGTCAAGATCGCAGCTACGCAGTTTATGACCATGACAAAAACGAAGGTCATATTTTTGAAGAATCTGAAGCCGTTGTTGGAGAAGAAATTCTCGATGAACGTGAGTTGACAGATGCGGAAGTTGCAAAGAAAGAAGAAATTGTTGCAGCACTGAAGGGCCGTAAAGGATTCACATCACGGTTCGGCAAAGATGTGATTTCTGCTGTGGCAAATCAAATGGCTAAAACTGCAGGTGCTTAAATGAATATCTATCAAAAATACAAAAACCTTGTTGAAGGTGTGGATTATGACTCTGGTAACGGATATACATCTAGAGTCGTAAAAACAAAGGCTGGCAAATACGTTGCTAAGTTCTTTAAACACGGCGAACATATGAAGGATGCTGATTATGAAGGTGCTGATTTAAAAGATACTCACGAGTTTGCTGCTGATGAAATTGCTCATCGTGAAAAGAAATTGTTTGAGCGTATAAATATGCCACAAGGACACGAAAACATCCCCGATCCCATCACCGATGGTGCAACCGAGAAACGTGGTCGTGTTAAGAAAATGATGGGCAATAGAATGCCAATTGAAATTATTGCCAAAATTCTGGCGAAAGGATTGTAAGAATGTCTCTATTAAAAACTAAGCCCCTGTGGGCACAAAATGCTGTAGCAACTAAGTTTGGATGGCAAGACCCTGTGACAAAAGAAGTCTATGTGTCGATCCGTGGTCTGGATGAACGTCTTGCTGCAGAACAGGCAATCAATGTCGAAGCCCCTGTTGTTGAAGTTAAAGAACCTATGAACCCAGATTTTGTTGCACCTGTTGAAGTTGCTGCAAAACCTGTTGAAGTTGTTGAAATCGTGGAAAAAAAGGAAATTGTTATGCAAGAAACCGCACCAGAAGTTGAAATTAAAGTACCCGCAAAACGTGGTCGTAAGCCAAAGGCTTTGAATGAAGTTGTTGAGCAACCTGCTGGTCTACAAGTAATTGGTGAAGTTGTTGAGCAGCCTGAAGGCGTTCAAATTATTGGTGAATAATCGTGGATCAAAAAATATCTCAGTTTAACGCTGCTTCTACGGTTGCAGCAACTGATATTTTGCCGATTGTTTCTGAAGGTGCAAACTTAAAACTGTCTGTTGGCGTTTTAAGTTTAAATCTGCCTAATATCGGCAATTCAGGTATTACAAAAAATGCGCCTGTTTCCCCAACAGGCACGGCAATTTCTTTGCTTAATTCGTTAGTTGGTTTATCGGCGGCTGCGTCATATTCGTTGGCAGTTGGTGGGCCAGGTCAAGAAATCACAATCGTTAATAAAATCAGTACGCCATCCAATCTAAATTATGGCAGTGGTTTAGTTACGATAGGTGCGCGTGGTGTTATCACATTAGTGTGTATTGACGCAAGCTGGTTTGTGAAGTCTTCTAATAACTGTACGTTTATTTGATGTCTTTGATTGGTAGTGATGAGGAATATTTTCGTGCTGCTTTAGGTAGTTACGATAATCCATTTGCAGTCTCTGCGGAAGAGTTTGCACTTGACTTAAAGCGCGTCACTTATCTGAGTAAGCTACTTTCACGCTACGCATTAAATAAGGATGATTTAAAGGATCGTTTAATTTTAAATCATATAGTTATTTTAGGTAACTGTTTTACATTCAAAACTGCAATTCAATTGATTAAATACAAGTGCGGTTCTGATGCAGATACATTCCTATATTTTATGGGGTTGATCGAGTCTGCAGAATCACTAGATTTTAAATTACTTGATTATTTAGAAAAAACACATGGTACAAGACAAACAATTAGTTGAAGATGCGGTTCCAGTTACCACAACTGCTAATGCCGGTGCAGGATTAGTGCAACCTGAGAAACCAATCAATAACAATATGCTTTCTAGATTTCGTGAAATGAAAAAATCACGAAAAAAAGAAAACAATAAATAAACAACATACACATTTACGGAGCTACATATATGGCAACATTGCAATCACCTGGCGTTCAAATCATTGAAAAAGACGCCTCTATTACTGTAGTCGGTGCGTCTACCACTTTGGGTGGAACTGTCGGCGTTTTTCAATGGGGGCCTGTTATGGTTCCTATTCTCTTGGACACAGAAGATACTTTAGTTTCAGTCTTTGGCAAACCCAATGACAGCATGTTTTCTTCGTTCTATGGCGTAGCAAACTTTTTGGCGTATAGTCGTGGAATGTATGTGGTTCGTGCTGCTACCGGCAACTTAAACGCTGTTGCATCTGGCAGCGCAGTTTTGATTAAAAACGTTGATGAATATGATGCTGCTTATGCTGCTGGTCAAGCAAGCGTAGGCCCTGTTGCTGCGCGTTACCCTGGATCGCTGGGTAATGGTTTGGTGGTTTCTTTTGCTGACTCCGCAACCTTTGCTGCATGGCCTTACAAAGACCTTTTCAATGGCGCTCCTAGCACATCTGAATACGCTGCGTCTAAAGGCGGCTCTAACGACGAATTACACGTTGTTGTGGTCGATGATGCTGGTAAGTTCACAGGCACCCCAGGCGCTGTTCTGGAGCGTTTTGCGTATGTTTCCAAAGGCAGTGACGCTATCTCTTTCCAAGGTCTGAATAACTACTACGCAAACGTGATCCGCAATCAGTCTAGCTATGTCTACTGGATGGATCATCCTGCTGGTGTTGCTGACTGGGGCACATCCGTTATTTCTAACGCATTTGACTCACTGAATGACACGGTTACACCTGGCTACGACTTCACATATCAGTTGATCGGCGGCACTGATGACAATGCACCTACTGACGGTGAGTTACAAGCTGCTTGGGATATTTTCAAAGATTCCGAACTGTACGATATTACATTGTTCCCAGTTGGTGGCGTTTCGCACACTGTTGCAAAATACGTTG